CGCCGAACGCGTTTTGGATCGCGTCGACGATGGTGATGATGTAATCGCTGGCGTCTTGGTTGCCGGGTGGCGGTGCCAGCACGCGTACGACGATGGTGATGTCGACCACGTCGTGTGCGAACGTCGTAAATGTCGGCAGCTCAACAAAGACTGACAGCGGGCGTGCGTTGCGCGGATCCGTGACTGTTTTGTAGCCGAGGCCGTTGATTGTGGCGACGACATGCTGAATGGCTTCGTTGAGTACACCGCTGGCCACCGTGTCAGCCGATCTGTGGGCGGCCGCAGCCGAGCAGCTGCAGCACTTGGCCGAGGGATCCGATGGGTGTGACGGTGCCCATGTCGTTGAATGATGCGTAGCCGTCAACTGAGCCGCGTGTCCTGTATTGGATCGCGGCATACATGACGGTGCCCAGTTTGACATCGCCGCTCGGCGCGTTATTCAACGCGTCGAAATAGCCGGCCGATCGACGGCGACGGCTGCACCACGCGTTAGCGGCTGACACAGCAGTCGTGATAAACGCGGTGTCGTTCGCGGTCGCGCTGTCGATGCCTAGCCATTCGACAACGTCGTCATTGTCGATCCAGGTACACGTCGGTGTGTACGTCAGGGTGCCGCTGTCGGTAGTGCGCTCAATGTCGTCGCCGCTGTCAGCGAACACGACCTGATTGGGTCGCGGTATGTCGTAATCAAAAACGAGGTCGCCTTCGTCGGTAACGCCGACGAACTGGTAAGGCTCAAGGGCTGCGACGACGTGGTTGCCGTTCAGGTTTGTTTGCGACAGGCCGCTGACGTTGATATCGCTGCCGACAATCAGACCATCGAAGTTTTCGAGAGTCTGCACGACGCCATAGTTATCTAGCCGCCACGCGTGGGTGATGGTGTAGGTAGCCATAGCGTCGTGCAGTACTCAGCGGATCAGACGAAGTTCGCCTTGACGTAACGGTTCACGTCGAGCATGAGCGTGGCGAAGTAGCCGAGCCAGCTGATGTCACGCGAGCGGTTCGTGGCGTTGTCAACGCTCAAGAAGCCCTTGGTCTGCTCGAAGATCTCAAAACCGACGGTGTCGCCCAAGATCATTGTGCCGTTGCCGGTGTTGTCAAAGTTCGTGTCAACGACGACCTGCAGGCCGAACGCCACGAAGTTGCTGGTGCCGGGGCTGGTCGTGCCGAACGCGTTCATGGGGCCGACCTGCGGGAACAGCGGGCGACCGGAGCTGTCCTCCAGCTTGCCGAGGGCTTCCCAGTTGCTGGCCGACACGAACAGGTGGGTCGGGAGGTGGCCGCCGTTGCCAGCGTTCTCCAGAATGTATGCGGCGTTGGCGTACAACCAGCCGAGCCACGCGGTGGGGTCGCCCTTGTCGGCTGCGGTGAAGTTGCCGGTCGAGGTGGCGCCAGCGACAAGCGCGTCAGCTGCGACGTTGTCGGTGGTCTGGCCGTACACGCGGCCCATGTCCTCGAGAATCAAGTTGATGATCTCGGGTGACGAGAAGTCAATGATCTGCTCGGACACTTGGACGTAGCCGCCGTAGCTGGCCTTGGTGACCTGGTTCTCTTGCACTTGGAACTCGCCGGCCTGCAGGGTGGCCAGTTCGGCCGACTGTGCAGCCATTGACGTGTGGGTGGACACCGACGGGCGGATGAACACCTTGCCGCTGGCTGGCATGGCCTTGATGCCGAAGGCGTCCACGACTGGGCGGATGCCGAGGTAGTCGTTGTAGACGGGGCCGACGATTGGCTCAGGGAGCACGCCGTCGTTGTTGGTGGTGGTCACATCTGGCGCGGCAGCGCGGATGTTCTCGTTCATCTGGTGCCAGTCGTGGCCACCGATGAGCGCGGCGCTGATCCACTCGGCGGCCGACGGAAGCTTGAACGGCTTTGCGGGTGACGCGTGGAGCGGCTGGGTTGGGATGGTCTCGGGCTTGGCGGCCTCGACCACTTCGGGCTGGATTTCTTCGGACACTTCTGTCTCCTCTGGGGTTGAATCGGGTGCGGTCTCCGCTTGTGCGGCGATTTCGCTGATGGTGGCGCCAGCGAACGCTGGCTGGTAGACGACCGACAGTTCCTGCCAGTCGGCGGCTTTGACGACCATAGTGCGGCCGTCCATTTCGTAATCAAGGGCTTCAATACCGATGCTGACCGAATCGAGGGCGCCCATTTTGACCAGTTCGACAAGGTCGTTGCCAGCTGCGGTGCGGGCAATCTCGGCGGTGAACAACATGCCGGCGTCGGTGTCCTCGCGTGCGGTGACAAGGCCAACAATGCGGCTCGGGTCGTGCGACTCCAAAAGACGTGGCGCGGGGCCGTCGACCGGTAAAGCGCCTTGTTCGATGCGTACCTGCTGGCCGGTGGACACCGTCGCGGTCTCGCCGTAGGGGACAGCGATACCGCTAATGGTGCGCGGTGTGTCGGCTTCGCCGGCAGCCGCATCAAGGGTGACGGATTGGGCGGTGAATCGGATCATGCTGGTGTGTCCTCGTTCTCGCGGGTGATAGCGGCCGGGTATTCGGCTTCTTGTAGGTAGGCGCCGATGTCCAGCTCGATGTGTTTGCCGCGCGCGACGACGCTGTCAAGGCTCAATGTTTGCTCGATGCAGTCGACGTACGGTTTGGCGCCGAACAGGTACAGATCCTGCCGGGCTTGCTGGCTGTTTTGGTAGGTCATTCCACCGATTGCCACATTGACAAGCCACGCGGGTACCTGGAATACGCGCGCCAGCTCGACGGCGCTGTGCTGACGGGCGTCCATGAGTTGTAACTTGCTGGGGTCTTGCCCGAACTCGATGAACTTGACGTGCTGATTGAGCGCGCCAACGGCAAGGTTGCCGCGTGCTTCTGACCATGCGCTGGCCAGTTCGGCAAGGTCGTCGCCGCCCATCGGTTCGCCGTCGACCTGCTGCAGATAACCGGAGGCGATGCCGCCGCCGTTGCTGGCGTACCGGCGCGCGGCCTCGTCCAGCTCGTACGCGATCTGGATCGCTCGATTACCAGTCCACAGCATCCCGTTGACCGGGCTGAGAAACTGGACAACGTTGTCGGCGTCAATGTCGACACCGTTGAACTGGATATCGTGCGACGGGCCGAACCACTCGGGGCCGGCCTGATCTAGCGTTGCGACGTTGTCGGCTGGAAGCCATGTGAACGATGCCGGAAAGCCGGTGTTGTACCGCGATGTGGTATACCAAAACGCACGACCATGCAGCATTAAATCTTGGACTGTCGACGCCATGATGAAGTTGCGCGTCACGTTTGGGTCGGGTCGGGTCATCCACGATTCGCCGGGGATGTACATGCGTTCATAGCGTTCGACCTCGGGATCCCACGACATGGTGTAGGTGCGGAAGTCGAGGCCGCCGATCATGCTGGTGATGAGACCGACCGCGCGCGACACCGTCGGGATAGACAAGGCGCGCGCAGTATTAGCGCCGACGACGTAATACTGCAGCGCGCCGGGTCTGGGCGATGCGCCCGCGGCGGCCTGCACGGAGGCGGTGCCGAACGCCGGCTCGGTACGCGATCGAAACAGACCCACGCGCCCAGCCTAGTCACACCTGTGTGATTATTTGGCTACACCTAGCATTGGTTTGCGAATCTTCGCTTGTGGCTGTGCAGCGAAGCCGGCGGCAGCAACCATGCAGCGTGTTTGCTCGATAGGGCCGGGCGACTTCTGTGATGACAGCGTGATGGTGCCTGATGATCGGCCAGCGACCGCGCGGTTGACTTGTTCGGCGAGCGCGAGCTGGCCGTGGTGAACGATGCGCCGTTCAAGGATCATGTTTCGGACTATGGCGGTAAATGTGGTCATTTCGCGTTGGCCGAAGTCTTTGCAGCGTCGCAGCAGCTCCGGTGGGCACAGCGCGTAGAAGCCGGGTGTCAACGCGAGCTGCACCGCTTCGTCCTCAAGTACGCGGTGGATCTCGTCCCACATTGCGTTCGCGTTGTCTACCACGAACTCGGTGTGGACATGCAGCCGGCCTTGTTCGTCGGGCGCCACGCGCACGCCGGTGTAGCGCAGATCTGTCACGTCGCTATCCACCGCGAGCCAGCCACCAGCCGGCATCGCGTCAGCCGTTAGGCAACTGTCCCAATGGCCGGCCGGCAGCCATGATGCGCTGGCGCTGATCCACACGTTGCAATGTGCACGGTAGAACGCCTGCCGGTTCGGTGTTTCTGACATGCGTCGCAGCCGGTCGGCGTTGATTGTGGTGCCGAGCGCCGGGTTGGCCCACGTCCATGTGTTGGGATCTTCAAGGTTGCTGCCGGGCGGTGGCGACCACTCGGCGAAGTACAGCGCCGACGTGCGGTCGTTGTCGATCGCTTGGATCGCTTGCTCGCGCAGCTGCATCATCACTTTTGATCCCTCGTCGCCGGCCGTTGACCACATTGACATCAGCGGGTTAGGTCGCGCGGTCATTGTCGGCCGGTATGCGTCGAAGATCACGTCGGGGCCGATGTTCCACACTTCGTCAATGACGACGAGGTCGCAGGTGGCGCCGTGCGCGTTTTGGGGTGTTGCAGCGTTGACGTGCCACATAGTGCCGTCTTTGAACTCGACAAAGTTGCGGCCGTATGACCAGTTGACTTTCGCGTCGAATCGTGCCTCAAGGATCGGCGCCAGTTCTTTGAACAAGCCGAAAGCCCGGTCAAGTTTGTGTGCGGTGCTGATGATCCGCTGGGGCCTGCCGGCTATGCGTGGCATCTCGGTCGCCCACCAGCCGACCAGCGCACCCAGCGCGTAGCTTTTGCCGTTTTGCCGGCCGACGCTGACCAGCGATTCGCTGCGGTGCAGTTGGCCGGTGCCATCGTGTTCAAGTTGGCCGTCGAGAACGAGCTGCTGCCACGGCATTAGTTCGCCTGGCAGGTTGCGCGCAGCCCAAGCGGCTACGTCAGGGCCGAATGTCTCGTCCCCCAATCGTGGCGTGGCCAGTCTCGGCTCGATCTTGCCGAATCCGTCCGCATCTGGCTGGTTATCCACAGATCTGTCCACATGCTGTGCACCTTGTGGGGATATGGAACTGAG